ATCGGGGCTGACTATAAAAACGAAGCAATGCATTACTCTGTTAAACAGACAGTTTACGGCGGTCACGAGATCTCTCACATACTATTTGAAGAGTCTGATAATTCTTATAATATATTTATAAAAAAAGTAGACGAGATAATGCCATGGAAGAAATTTAATTCAAACATGGCAATATCCGTTGAATATGACTTAGAATATTAATGCGGAGTGTATATGACTTTATCATAAAGCCGGTAGGCAAAAGGTATGATAACGAGGTGAAGGTTGGAGAGCATACCCTTATAACAAATAGCTCTATAGAAAGCTTTAAGCATGTTAACAATATTGCTGAAGTAATTGAAACACCAGTTGCATTTGCAACTCCTATAAGAAAAGGTGATTTAATTATGGTACACCACAATGTGTTCAGGGTATTTTACGACATGAAAGGAATCAAAAAGAACAGTAGGTCTTTCTTAAAAGACGACTTATTTTTTTGTGCGGTTGATCAAGTGTATTTGTATAAAAGAAAAGATACTTGGAAATCATTCGGAGATAGATGCTTTGTTGCGCCTGTCAAGAATAAAGACCTTTTAAGCACAGATAAAGTAGCTGATCTTATTGGTATACTTAAAATAGGTAATAGCTCCTTAGAGGAGTCTGGAATCAATCCAGGAGACATAGTTGGGTTCACACCAAATAGCGAATGGGAATTTGTTGTAGACAATCAAATTATGTATTGTATGAAATCAAATGATATTGTTATAAAGTATGGACTCGATAGAAACGAAGAAGAATATAATAGCCGCTGGGCGACTAGCGATTGAAGAATTAGTAAAGGTAGCAAAAGAAAAGATCGTTGACTCAGAAGAGGATATCTCAGCTGACAGACTTAAAAATGCTGCCGCTACTAAAAAGTTATGTATATTTGATGCTTTTGAAATTCTTACAAGAATTCAAGAGGAGGAAAGTATGATAAACGAATCTTCAAGCGCTTCAACTAAACCTGCTTTTAAAGGGTTTGCAGAATCGAGATCTAAATAATGGCATATCAGCAGGAATTATACCGGATAGCCAAAGACTACGTTAAGCCGCAAGCAATTAAGAAAAAGAATCGCTACGCTAAATGGGAGTATGGTTACGACAAAGAACACGATCTTGTTGTAATAAGTAGAACAGGCAAGATAGGAGATATATATGTTATTGGTGATTTACATATCGCATTACCGTTGCTAGAGGACAAACTCAGTAAGGGAATTAATAAGTGGGCGCCAAAAGAATACCCAAAAGAATTAAGTAAAATTAAAAGCGAAGCGGATTGGGAAAAGTATCCAACTGCATTTAAAGAAAAGTGGTATGGATATATTGACACAGAGTTTAACAGGCGTGAAGAAGGTTTTTGGTTTATTAACAAAGACAAGCCTACTTATATTACTGGTACTCATTACATGTACCTGCAGTGGTCCAAGATTGACGTTGGGCACCCAGACTTTAGAGAATCAAACAGATTGTTCTATCTTTTTTGGGAAGCTTGCAAAGCAGACAGACGAAGCTATGGCATGTGTTACCTTAAGAACAGAAGATCGGGTTTTTCTTTCATGGCCTCAGGAGAGACCGTTAACCAAGGCACAATATCTACGGATGCTAGATTTGGCATATTGTCCAAGTCTGGACCCGATGCAAAGAAGATGTTTACAGACAAAGTTGTCCCGATATCGGTTAACTATCCATTCTTCTTTAAACCAATACAGGACGGAATGGACCGCCCGAAAACAGAGCTTGCGTACAGAGTACCAGCCTCAAAGCTTACAAGGAGGAAACTCGATTCAAACGAGAAACTCCAGGAAATTACAGGTCTCGACACAACGATCGACTGGAAAAACACCGGGGACAACTCTTACGATGGAGAAAAACTAAAGCTATTAATACACGACGAAAGCGGTAAGTGGGAAAGGCCTACTAACATACTTAATAACTGGCGAGTTACAAAAACTTGTTTAAGATTGGGTAGCCGCATTATCGGTAAGTGTATGATGGGCTCAACCTCAAATGCATTAGACAAGGGAGGTAAAAACTTTAAAAAATTATATAACGATTCAGACGTTACAAAAAGAAATAAGAATGGGCAAACAAAAAGCGGGTTGTATAAGCTTTTTATACCGATGGAGTGGAACTATGAAGGATTCATTGATGAACACGGTTGGCCGGTTTTTGACGTACCTAAGAAAGATATTCTTGGTCCTCAAGGTGACATTATTGATGAGGGCGTCATTGATCATTGGGAAAATGAAGTTGAAGGATTAAAAGACGATCCGGACGCGTTAAACGAATACTATCGCCAATTTCCAAGAACAGAGCAACATGCTTTTAGAGACGAGTCTAAGCAATCGTTATTTAACTTAACTAAGATCTACCAACAGATAGATTATAACGACGAGTTAAAAAACAATACAATGGTTACGAAAGGTAACTTTCAATGGGAAAACGGTATTAAAGATACAAAAGTAATGTTCTACCCGAACAAAGATGGTAGATTTTGGATTACTTGGGTTCCTAATCAAGAACAACAGAATAACATAATAATAAAGAATGGTATTAAATATCCAGGAAACGAGCACATGGGAGCTTTTGGCTGTGACAGTTACGACATTAGTGGTGTTGTGGGTGGGGGTGGCTCTAACGGAGCACTTCACGGATTAACTAAGTTTTCAATGGAGGACGTACCTCCTAACCATTTCTTTTTAGAATACATAGCTAGGCCATCAACCGCTGAAATGTTTTTTGAAGATGTGCTTATGGCTATGGTGTTTTACGGAATGCCAATATTATGTGAAAATAACAAACCTAGATTGCTTTACTATTTAAAGCGTCGAGGATACAGAGGTTTCAGTATTAATAGACCGGATAGATCTTACAACAAGCTATCTGTGTCAGAACGAGAAGTAGGTGGTATACCTAACTCAAGTGAAGATATTAAACAAGCACACGCTTCGGCAATTGAAACTTATATAGAAGATTTTGTTGGTCAAACAAAAGAAGGGTACGGTGATGTTTATTTACAAAGAACATTAGAAGACTGGGCCAAGTTTGATATAAACAACAGAACGAAGCATGATGCGTCAATAAGCTCCGGCTTAGCACTAATGGCATGCAACAAACATAGATATAGCCCCAAGGGAGCTATAACAACAAAGAAATACTCCTTAGGGTTTAAGAAATACGACAATAAAGGAACCACCTCAAAAATAATGCAATAGATGAATGTAAGTACAAATACTAATAGTCCATTTCCTGATCAGGTAGTAAGTGATGCTGAAAAAGCAACGCTAGAATACGGATTACAGGTTTCTCGTGCTATTGAGCAAGAGTGGTTTAATTACGGGGGAGCAGGTTCGAATAGATACGCATCAAACTGGAATAACTTTCATAACCTTAGGTTATATGCTAGGGGCGAGCAAAGCGTACAAAAGTACAAAGATGAATTAGCTATCAATGGTGATCTATCTTATTTGAATTTAGATTGGAAACCAGTTCCGATACTTTCAAAGTTTTCAAATATAGTAGCTAACGGTATTACCCAAAAGCAATACGATATAACAGCGTACTCGCAAGATCCCGAATCTTTAAAGAAAAGAACAGATTATGCAAACAATATTTTGTTTGATATGAACACGCAGAAGGAGCAAGCAATGGCTTCTGAAATGGTGGGGGTATCATTTAAAAAATCTGTAATACCAGATGGGGAACTTCCGGAATCTTTGGAAGAAAGAGATTTACACATGCAGCTCAGGTATAAACCAGCTATAGAGATCGCGGAGGAGGAAGCTATAAATACGGTATTAGCTACTAATGAATTTGATTTAATTAGAGCAAGAGTAAACCAGGATTTAGTTAACATTGGGATAGGTATAACTAAAACATCGTTTAACCCCGCAGAAGGAATAGTTATTGACTATGTAGATCCCGCTTACTGCGTGTGGTCTTATACAGAGGACCCTAACTTTGGGGATATATATTATGTAGGAGAAGTTAAATCTATAACTATACCAGAGCTTAAAAAAGAATTTCCTCATATATCTGACGAAGAGCTAGAAAGAATTCAAAAGTCCCCAGGTAACCGTAGAATGATACGAGGCTTTGAAAACTACGACTATAATACCGTTCAGGTAATGTACTTTGAATACAAGACTTATACGGATCAAGTATTTAAAATAAAGAAAACAGATAACGGATTAGAAAAAGCTATTGAAAAAACTAGTGAATTTAATCCTCCTGCAAATGATAATTTTGAAAGAGTGTCAAGATCAATTGAAGTATTGTATCGCGGGGCAAAAATTATTGGGTCTGATATAATGCTAGAATGGAAGTTGGCTGAAAATATGACTCGTCCACTAGCAGACACAACTAGAGTTGAGATGAGTTACTCTATAGCCGCTCCTAGAATGTACAAAGGAGTAATACAGTCGCTTATAAGCAAGTGTATAGGTTTTGCCGATGTGATACAGCTAACACATTTAAAAATACAGCAGGTGTTGTCTAGAATGGTTCCTGACGGAATATTCTTAGATGTTGATGGATTAGCTGAGGTTGATTTAGGGAACGGTACAAATTACAATCCAGCGGAAGCATTAAACATGTACTTCCAAACAGGTTCTGTTATTGGTAGATCAATGACACAAGACGGAGATATGAACAGAGGCAAGGTTCCTATACAGGAACTATCAAGTTCTTCTGGTATATCTAAAATACAATCTTTAATTACCGCATACAACTATAATATGCAGATGATTAGAGACGTAACTGGATTAAATGAAGCCAGGGACGGTAGTATGCCAGACGCTAACGCTTTAGTAGGGCTACAAAAAATGGCAGCAAACACGTCTAACACGGCTACAAAACATATACAAGACGCTAGCATACAATTAGCATTAAGCACTTGCGAAAACATATCGCTTAAAATAAATGACGTATTAAACTTCCCTCTTACTAAAAATTCTTTAATGAATAGCATATCTACTTTCAATGTAGAAACACTAAAGGAAATTGAAAATCTTAACCTTCATGACTTTGGTATATTTTTAGAAATGGAACCAGACGACGAAGAAAGAGCGGAATTGCAAAAGAATATTCAGATAGCTTTACAAACTAAAGAAATTGATATTGAGGATTCAATTGATATTAGTCAGATTAAAAACTTAAAGTTAGCTAACGAATTGCTAAAGCTTAAGCGTAAAAAGAAAAAAGAAAGAGAGCAGGCTTT